CCATTACCTAAATAATCGTTTGGAATAACTACTAAATTAAAAGGCAAAGATACATCAGATCCGTTTCCATTTAATACTGGAACTTTTATTTCAAAAAGTTGTTTAAATCTAAAATCTTCGTAATCAAAATTTACGGAATAATATCCACTAACCAGTTCGGAGAAAGTACCATCAACTGTATCTGGAACAACGGTATTGTCAATAACAGCAAAAACATCAAGACTTTTTAAATTTTCAAAATTAGGAGAAAAAGGAGTAATAAATACAGGATTTTTATTATCTATTATTACATCTGTAATCTCAGCTTTTGGATATGTTAAAAGCGCGCGAAAAACGTCGGTATTTCCAGCTAAATCAAAAGTATTAAAATCTAAAAAAAACGTTCTTGTGTTATTTAACCCCGAAAAGCCAGTAAAAGAAATTATTGAATCAGCAAGGTCTAAACTGTTAAAACTAATAAAAGTTTGATTTGTGTTTGCAATTAAGTTACTTATTAATTGTCTAGTATTTCCAGTTGTATACAAATCTACCGTTATACCTGAAAACGATTCCGAATTAATTTGCCCGCCTTCTATTATATCTAAAGACTCTGGATCTTTTACAGACAACTCAAAATTTAAAGTCGATTGATTTATTTTTCCAGAAACTAATTTAGATTCTATATCTAAACCAAAAAGACTTGGATCGACTGTAAAATCTAAAGACGAAAAAGCATTTAAGTTATTAATCGATAAATTCTCTATTGAAAATTTACTAAAACTAGTAGTTGTTGATCCAGTGATTATTGGCATATATAATATTACACCTCAATAATTTTATCATTTACATCAAAAAGGTAAATTTTTATACCAGATGTGGGTGAAATTAAATTATTAATTTGGAGTTGATTTAAAACTTGAGGAATCTGATTTAATAACAACTTGCCTAAAAATATACGCTTGTCTGACGAATCGGAAGCTTTAATTTTAAATTTTAAAGTTTGATTTTGTAAAGTAATTTTAAACAATAAACCTCCTTTTTTATTTAACACTTCTTGAATGTATGCGTAATATTCTTTTTCAGCAGGAGTAGTTCCGTTTATTGCTCTGTCTGTTATAAAATCAAAAATAGATGATATTTTTAAAGTTAATACATAACAATTTTTTACTGATTTATAACTTAAAGATGATTTCTGTTCGTTAAAGCTGAAATCGATATTTAAACCATTTACTTGATTTATAGAGAAAGGTTCTATTTGATAATAAGACGAATTCATTTCCGACAAATCCACCTCTTTTAACGAATCTGAATCTGCAAAAGAAATAGTATTATCTACAAAGGTATAGTTTTTTTCAAAACTTCCTTTGGTTAAAGATTGGTATTTTGACCTATTGTGTTTTATACAAAAAAAACTATATTCATTATTACTTGCTTCTGATATGCCAACAACTTTATATAAATTAGAATCAGAATTAACCATATTGTTTTCAATTATAAAAACAGTAGAAGATAAAATTTTATAAAAATTTTGAAAATTACCAACCTGTTCGTTGAAATAAATCCTGTTTGTATCGTTTTCAATTCTGTCTATTATTAATTCTATTACATCGCCCAAATTTAAATCTTCTATATCTTCGTCGCTGACTGACTTTTGCTCATTTAAAGATAATATTGTTTTCTTTTCCACGTTAGCTAAGAACTTAATAACTGAGTTGTTTAACGATAAATTTAGTTTTCTATCTACAGTTATAAACTTATTGTTATAATCAACCGAAGTAACTCTTCCTTGCAAAGCTATATTATTTTTAAATTGATCTTCTATTTGAATTACATCGCTAGGTTTTAAAATTAAACCTTGCAAATCAGTTACAAAATTTACTGTTTGGTTTTCAAACCGATTTGTAGCTAACAACCATTCACCTATTCTTCTTGCTTGATGTCTTGATGTAATACCAAAACCTAAAATTTCTTTTGTAACTACTCCATAAGAGTTAATCAATAAAGAATCCTCTACTATTTCTACTTGTTGATCGTAATTAAGAAACTTATCTCTATACATTACTTTCGCTACAGAATAATTTCCGTCTAGACTAGCGCTAGAATATGAAAAAGAACCTTCTTTTATATTAGAATTATTAAACAAATAAGAAACAGGCTTGTCAACATCGATTGTTGATGTTATAAAATTATTTTTGTAATAAGTAAGGCCCCTAAAAACAGAAGCTATATCATTAACAATTTTTAAAAATTCAGTTTCATTATCAATTAAAATATTACAAGAAAATCTTTTTTCTAGTTTATCTCTATAATTCAACACTTTCGGCAAACAAAAGCCCTTGACGTTTTCATATTCTAATATCTCTTCAGAAAAACAAGGTTTATTTACAAATGATTTAGAAAAAGCAATTTCATTATTATTGTTGGTCGAATTGTAATTCTTTATAAGTCGAGATAAAATACTATTTTTTGCACCTGATTCGGTGTTTTGAACAGATTTTTTTATTTTATTGCTTAATGTGTCTGAGGGTGTTGTTGGTGAACTAAGACCAACTGAGGTTGCAACAAATTCATCTAAAAATCCAACAGTTTCTGCTCTTTCAAAAAATTTTCTAGGACCAAAATCATTCATTAATTGTATTTTAAAATGACTTCCTTTGCCTGAATCCACCTTTGTTAGTACTCTGTTGTCTTCACTCAGACTTACTTCGTCAACAGACACGATTATTTTTTTAAAGTTTTCATCAATAGATTCAATATCGTTAGAAAGATCATAAAGAAAAATAATTGAATTATCAAAACCACCATTTAAAACCGCATTTGTGCTATCATTTAAAGATGGATATTTTTTCTTGAATTGATTTAATGTATAGGATTCGCCATTAGAACATATTTTATTGACTAATATTGTATTCTTATCATATATTACAAAAGAGTGCGGTGAATAACAAGACGGAGTTTCGATTGCGACTAACTCATCACAATACTTTGATATTTTATATAACTCCCATTTATTTAAATCTTTATCTGAAATGCTTCCTGCCGAAATACCATATCTTGAATTTGTGCATATATCATATAAAATCCAAGCAGGATTATCTGTCCATCTTAAAAAACCATCGAAATTACCATCCCAATTTCCATCGTACTCGCTAATTTCTGAATCATAATTTTTTGGCACTTTTATTTTTAAAAGTTTTAAATCAAATGTTCTTTGAGGCTCATTATTAAAATGATTAGAACTGACCGAAGTTCTAACAATAGACGACAACGGATAAGAAAAAGAACCTTTATTTATGACTCTTTCAATAATAGAAGAAACACTTATTTCTTTAAAAGTAGACGCTGATTGAGGGTCTAATTTCCCACTCAAAGCGAATATTTTTACATAATAAGTGTTCCTGTTTACAGAATCTAAATTTAAATTTATTGGAACATCAAAAACATAATTACCTTTTGATACCCCTACTATATTAAGTTTTGCAATAAAAAAATTTGAACTATTATCCTCTTCTATCAAAATCGCTACAGTAACATTACTAGCGCCAGTGCTACCCCCACTGCTTACAAATAAAGAGTCTATTTTAAAATGAATAGACAACTGATCACAATATTTGTTTACGATTTTATGAACAAAAACTTGAGCGGATGAAGAATAATCTTTTGTATATTTTGTTAAATTTGCTGCGGTATTATTTGCGTTATTATTGTCAGCGCTATCAATATCAACTGTGGTATCAACTAAAAGAGAAGAGACTCCATTAAAAAATTGCGCTGCTATGAAAAAGCTTTTAGAAGCCGCAGCACCAGCCTCATATTCATTTAAATAAATCTTCTTATTGTAACGATGAACTGTTGACGGATATTCGTTTTTATAAAAGTTAAATTCTTCACCATAAGTAATATCAAAACCCTGTGTAACAAAATTTAATTTATTTGACTTTTCGTCAATTAATGGAACGTTATTAAAATAAACGCCTTTTCCTAAAATCAAACTTTCTATTTCAGATGAACCTCCATCTGAAATATATTTTAATAAATCCCCTTCCTTATCAACAAGCCCTTCTACAGCGCCTTCACATATCAAATCTGTAGTTATCAATCTTTCATCAGACTCTAATTTATTTTTATTGTTGTCAATAGATTCAAAAGATTTATTTAGTGAAGCTAAATCTACACTGGTAACAAAAAATGGTAAAACAGTAAACATTTGAATGTGTTTTTAAATTTATCCGCGTACTATATCTTTTCATCACGAATCTTACCATACCATTTAGCATCAAAACGTGGTATTACTATTATATCGTTTGAAATAACTAAACTTCCAACTTTTAATCTTCCGTATCCTAATGGAACTGGAGCGTTTCTATTAAGAACGTTATTTATCCCTCCCAAAATACTTGAATTTGTTTTTACATCTTTTGGAACTTTAGGGCTTAAAACTATAGACAAGACTATCGATAAAATCATCATCATAACCCCTATTATCATCATCGCTTGGAAAAAAGTTAAAGAGAAAGCCCCTCCTTGAACAACAGGAAGAATTTCCACTTTATTTTCGTTTTCTAATATTTTACTTTTTAACAAGTGAGGCGGTAAAATCTTACCATTAACATAAACTACGAAATGAGTGACAAACTTTTGAAAATCAGAAAAGTATTTATTTATTTTTTGATTATTAGCTTCCACAGCTTCAAAAATTTCATAAACAGAATTGACGTTTAATCGCCAATTCTTTCCTAATTTTTTTCCTAATATTCCATGTAAAGTTACATTTATCATATTGATTTATAATAAAATTCATTATTATTTACACTATAAACTATCATTTTTAAATAAAAATATTCTTGATTTTTCAAATCCCAATCTGAAAACCCAACCAAATTACTATGCGCTGGATGACTATGAAACAAAACAACATCATCGTCAAAAATACATTCTTTCGGTGAAATTAAAAAATAATTAACAGGATCAGGGTGCATATTAACACATTCAATAAATTCATCATAAATAGTATTTTTTTTAATTAAAAAACCACATATTTCTGTATTTGAATTTATAGATTTTTGTTTTAAAACCTCTAATAACTCTTTTTTAACCTGGAAGTCTGTAATCATAACCTACTGTTCCTGGAAATCCACCAAAAGGTATATTAACATTTGAATTACCAAATCGCAACAAACAGCCATTTAAATTTTTAGAACATTTATCTTCTTTCCAAACGTTTGTGTTGTAAAGAGGGTTTTGCGCTTTAATTGAATCAGCAACGCAAACAAAAAACTTAGAAGTTGAATCTGAATAATTTGAAATTGATTTTTCGTTAAAATCGTAATTTAAAGAAGGATCAAGTCTTACAAAATCTCCTTTATTATATATAGTATTCTTATCGTAATCTCCTTTATAATTTAAATCTTCAAGGTTATAACTTTCATAATTTACGAAATTTAACTGCTGTTGGTTTTTAATAAATATTTTATTATTTGAGTCCGCCATTGGAACCCCTAAATTTCCTTCGTTAGGAAATTGTGTAAAATAATCTTTGCTTTGTTTGGTTTCCTGACCATCTAACACGTAAGGAAGTGGTATTTTGTATTTCTTACCTAAATAAGTAGAAACCGCCATAACTTCAGCTTTTGTTAAAGCTGTTTTGTACATAATTATTTCACTAATAACTGTTTCGCCTTTGTCTCCCGAGAAAGCATTAAAGTTAAAGCCTTTCACATTTGGCGCAGCGACGGTTGTTTTTCGGGAGATTTCACATCCATTTTTATAAAAAATTGCATCTTCAGTAGTGTAGTTTTTTGGTATAACCGCCGCATAAATTCTGTTTTCAGAAGAAGATTTGTTTACATTATTATAATTTATAGTATTGGCGTTACCACTATTAGTCCTAAAATAATCTTCATAGTCGCCACTATATCCTAAATTAAAATTATCATTAGATCCTGTTAATCCTTTTCCGCAGCTCAATTGGAAATTTGATATTTTCTTCTTAGAGCTTACATAAAAAATAGTACAATCAGTATTCAAACCTGAAGAAGTAAAATCTAAATTTTGAATAGTTATTGAATCGGCTTGCATTAAAAAAACACCTTCAACAGAAGAAAGTCCTGAACCTAAAGGAAGCGCTTTAGGAACACCAGCAAAAAGGATATTTACCGCCGCTGAAGAATATCCACTTGAATTGGCCCATGAAGTCACTATCCTAGTTAAGACTTTTTCTCTATCATATATTAGTGACTGGTTTCTGCCTACACCTACCCATCTTGGAGCGTATTCCCTGTTAAAATAATGGTATCCACCTAAAACTCGTCCTTCCGGCTTAAACCAAGCAACAAGATTACCAGTAGTGAGAGACGGAATAGGGCCTAAAGTAGCAGAAAAATTAGCATTAGTATGAACATCCTCTAAAGTTGCAAAAGAAAATTTTCTTACTGCCCACGACGGACCATCATAACCATTAATTTTTCCATAATTACATCCGCAACCTCTATATTGCCACTGACACGCATCATTAAAAATTTTTCTAGATGGCACAACTAAACCATCAATATCCAACACATTTGCTAAAAGAAAATCAACTTTTTCTTTTTGCTCTGCATTTTTCTTTTGAATTATATAAGTATCGTTTGATATGTAAGAAGAAAAAGAAGCTGACCCTAGTGTATTTTTATCAACTCCTCCAAAATTTACATCGTCCAAATCTTTAGCTAAAATTTTCTTTCTAAAAAAACGACAACCTAACAAATCGTTTCTATCTTTAATAAAATTACTTATAAAATTATTAATATTTGAAATAGTCAAAACAGGACGATTTTGTTTTCCTTCTGATGAGTATTCTAAATTAGAAAGCTCACAAGGTATATAAATATAAACTACGCCTTTAAAAATTAAATCTTTATCGAAATTCTTAGACCCATGAAATCTAAAATACCCTTCGAAATCATTAATTTTTATTTCAAATAAATCTATAATCTCTGAGTTTCTTAGTAAAAAAAGATCTGACATAATTATTATTGTTTTTAAAAGAGATTTTCTAATTTATGCTATTTTTGTGAAAAAGATATTTAAAAAAGGGTGACTTAATGCAGGAGAAAAACCAAGACTTTTATTAAGATTATTACTGCACAATTGAATATCGCTTGTGCTTTTTAACATGATGTTTCTATAATCATAAACTAATGATTCTGTTATATTTCTGGTTTCTAATTTCATTTGCGAAAATGAAGAATTTGAAACTCCGTGTAAATAATCAAATAAAAATAATTTTACATTTGGATCGGCAGAAGTAGCAATGTTTGTCATGTTCGACAAGCTAATTTTAAAATTTCCAAAATCATTTAATAAAGAATTCTTTTTTAATTTCATGCTGCCATCATAAGTTAATATTCCATTAACAAACGTTTGAAGAGTTAAAATATAATTATTTTGATTATCAGAGCTAGTTATTCCAGAGAACATTTCTACAAAATATAAAGAAAAATTATTTAGAGTCACAGTGGTTATAACACTAGAAGGAGGAGAAAGTTTAGTGTTTAAAAGAAAAGGAACAACAGTAGCAGGACTTGAAATATCATTATTAAAACTAGATGTGTTTGTTGATTTGAAAGAGTCATACTTTTGATCTTTGAAAGTATTATATTTTGTTAAAAAATTGTTAAAGCCCGCTACAGTAAGATAATCTGGATTACTGATATTTATAAAATTTTTATACGCGCTTGATTCTATTTGATCACCGGATGAATACACTTGACTATTTAAAGTGTTTCCTACGAAACTCGCCACTGGACGCGGTATTGGTATCTTTTCTCCCATAAGAGTTATAAAATTAATATTTTTCAACCCAATATTAAAATTTTTATTATTGAGACTGGGTAGCGCTGTGTTAGTGTTATCGTAAAAAGAGTGAACAACATTAACTTTATTAGCAATATCACCTTCAGTATCAGTAAGAGCGGCTGATCTTCCAACAGCATAAACCAAAACAGTATAAGATGGGCTAGTTTTTATTGGTAAATTTATCACATTTGAAATTGATTTATCTCTATCAAGTTGATAAAAATATTTACCATAAGCTTCTACTACAGAAAGAGGATTAGTGGCGTTTGTTAAACTAACATTAGAACTAATAGTTTGATCAGCAGTCCAAGTTGGCAATTTAGTTCCTGTAAAATCACCAACAGCCAATTTAGAAGTTTCAAACTTGAATAAAAGATTTTGACTATTTGGAAAAGTTTTTTGTCTAAAATTAAAAAAGATATTAGGTAGATTTTTTGTATTTGCGTTAACAGTTCCAGCGAGAGCTTGCACGCTCACAGGTGTTATTCGTGTACTCGCTCCTGCGTTTGGAGTAGCTCCTGATTCAGTACCACCAGTAGATGTATTGCCTGCAACAGATATGTTACTGCCTTGATTCGCTAAGGTCGTAGTAACGAATTGAGGCGAAATCTCTACAATTGTACCTGCCGAAATATTTTCCCCATCAATCTGAACCGTTGATTTTGTAGTCATATTATGGATTTGGATCTATGAATCTTAAATCTGTATCTGTTATATAATTTATTTCTGACCCTGGAACAATAATAGTTTTAGTATCAGAAGTTGTATTATCTGTAACTATAAGCGCCGAACCTCCACCAATACCAGCATAAAAAACACTATCAGTATCTTTATATATATAATATTGAATTTTTTTTGTAACATCATTTACAACATTATCTAAATTAAAAATAGGACCGCCATTTGTTGGAGGACCGGCTATAGAACCTCTTGCTCCACCAAAA